TCCACGATCAGGTTTTCAGCAAAGGCACTCATGTTTTCCATGAGTCCCATGCGCTCAAGCTCGGAATAATGCGCCAGCACTTCGGCCTTGATGATCGAGGGCGTGACCAGGGCCGAGCCCGGCCCCACCCGCGCCCCATCCGCCGCCAGTTTGGCGCGCGGGAATTTCAGCGCCAGCCGTTGGCGCAGCGAGCGCACGTAATAACTGAGGGTCGCGGGGGTGGTGAGGTCGAGATACGAGGGGTCGCCCTCGCCCCACTCGTTGACCCGGTAGGTCGTCACCTCGCGCTGGATGCGCAAAATCCCGTCGCTTTGCACCATCGCCGTGGCGATGCCGCCGAACAACAGGGCGTTGGCGTCGGGGATTTTCAGCCGGTCCCCCAGCGCAGGCGGCAGAATGCCGGTGAGTGGCAGGGTTTGCAACGGGCGGGCCGGGTCGATGGACAAGGATAGCGCCGCTTGCCCGCCATAGGCCGCCGCAATTTCCCACGGGGTCGAGGGGCAGCCCGGCACACCCAGGATGGACTGATACGGCCCGTTAAGGGTTTGCCCATAGGCGAGGAGGTCCGTCACCGGCGCAATCAGCGCGCCGATGGTAAGCCCATACACCTGCCGGTCGGGGTGCCAGCGGCTCGCCATTTCCTCAGAAATCGCGGTTTGCGCGTCCCCTGCCGTATAGGGGCAAATGACCATCGACCATTCTTCATCGCCAAGCTTCGGCAGGGCGGAGAGCATCGAGGGGTCTCCCGCGCCGCCCGCCATCGGGGTGATCGCCAGCGCCACCCCTTCGGGCAGCCGCTCGCCCGCCACCGCGCCGCGATAATTGACCCGCAGGTCAATTTGATTGGTGATTTCGCCCCGGTGGCGGGAGGTCAGCACCACCCCATTGCCATCGGTTGCCGCCGTTACCGGCAGGTCGAGCGCCAGATTGATCGCCACGGTGGTTTTGGTGGCAAGCTGCACCGGCCCGTCATTTTTGGCGACCGTCACCCGCACCCGCTGGCCCGCGATATACAGCGCAATAACGCCTGCCGACAGCGCAGCGGTGCCGGTGTAATCGATCCGGCCCGTCGCGGCGATAACCTCCCCCACGTAGTCGATGGAGATATCGACATTATCGATGGTCAGATCGTCCGGCAGTTCGGCCACGTCATTGACCGGCAATACCCACAATTCGGCGCTGGCATTGTTCCGGCGGAAGATTTCCACCATCCGCGCCGCCATCGACCCGCGCCCGAATTGCTTACGCGCTTGGTCGGCACCCTGCACCCGCTCCAACACGCCTGCGGGGGCGGTGCCGGTCGGCAGCCGCGCGCCGATCATCACCACGCGGGTCAGTTCTTGGAAATACCCGGCGCGGCTCGAATCGAATTCAAACGCCTGCCCCGGCACCCGCCGATCCGGCGGGATGAGGTTGAACGAAATCGCCATTGTATCCTCACAAAAAAATTAAGACCGGGCGCGGTGAAGAACCCCCGCGTCGATTTCCACGCGCCCATCAGGGCCGGTGGCGCGCGGCGGGTTCAACCGTCCCAGCCGGTTCGGGTCGGCGGCGGGCTCGATCACATCGACTTGCACGCCAATCACCACGTCACCGCCCGCCGTGTTGGTCGGGGCTTCCCACGGGTAGGCAAGCTGGGCTTCGATTACGGCCACGCCCGGCACAAACGCCCCATCGCCGGAAAATCCCATGCGGGTATTCAGCGCGGTAATCGTTACGGTTTGGTTCAGCCACGGGTCTAAAAACAGCGCGTCTTCCACCTCAGTGCAGAGCCCATCTAAAACCGTATCCCAGTTTTCTTCTTGGTCCGCGCCATCGGTGCGGCCCTGGTAATCGCCCTCGGCTGCCAAAACCCGCGCCTCGATGGTGAGGGTCAGGGTATTGTCGAACTGCGCGGGCGTGTTTTCCACCTGCCGGGCGTTCTCGCTGGCGGTAAAGACCACCAGCGCCGCACAAATGTCTTCGGGCAGCGGGCTTACGCGGGAGCGATAGACATGCTCCCCGGCAAGCGTCCGGTACATCAAGATTGCCGCCACATGGTCGCGCAGCACAGTGCGCTGGTGCTTGCGCCGCTGCGGCAGCGGGTCTAGCACCCGGCCCGGCGGAAATGGATACGGTTCCATCAGCCCATCCTCTCGGGGTCGGTTATGCGGCGGTTCGGGTCATCCACCCGGCCCGGCTTTGCCCCATCGGGGCGCTGGGTGGTGGTGCGAAGGATGAGTATTTTACCAACATTCGGGCCGTCCGGCTGAATATCGACAACCTCATAAAGCCGCCCGCCAATCAGCAGCCGGTCGTTCTGTTTGGGCGGTTGCGGAAAATCCGCATCGACCACGCCCAAGGTTGGGGCCGTGGTGGAAAACCCCACCTCGCCATCGCCCGAATCCAGCAAGTGCGGCGCGTTAAACACCCCGCCCAGCCGGAAGGGCGCGCCCTGCTGGGGTCGATACTCCACCTCCTGCGCAAACGCCCGATGCGCCGGGCGGAGCGCCAAGCGCATCAAGCGATCGCCGTGAAGCATTATTCGCCCTGCACCAACACTTGCGGGTTTAGGCAGATCGGCAGGGGGTTCGATTGGCTTTCAATCGTAACGCCCTTTTTTCGGTTCAACATCGGCTCGACCGCCGCATAAACATCAAGCCCCGGCGTGTTGATCGTCTCCATCCAATCAGCGGGGGCATAGACCAAATCGAAGGTTTGCACTGTGCCAACCGGGAAAAACCGAGCCTTTTCAGCATCGACAAACCGCCGCATCGTCCCCGTGGAATCTTGCGAGCGGGCGCGATATTCCTCGAAGAAAATTCCGGCAAACTCAAAGCCCCGGCGCATATCATCGCGTACCGGGTGGCCCTTGCCCTGCCAGAATTGATAGGCCTCTTTGATTTGCGGGTGGCTGATGAATTTATCGTACCATTCGGGCGACCCTAGGCAATGGACGTGATCCATCACATCGCCCAATAGATGATCTTCGATATGGCCCGTCACTTTCCGGCAGTGGGCCGCAATGTCCGACGCCGGGTTGCCCAAATCGAAATTCACGATTTTTTGAGTGAACCCGAAGCGGGTGAAAGCATCCAGCAGCACCTTGCCGCGAGGATCGATCACCACACCATGCAGCGCGCGGGTAAAGAGATATTCGTGGGTTAGCGAATGCTGGCGGCGCAGCATTAGCAGCTTTTCCGCCACCTTCGACATCACCGTTTCATATTGGTCGGTACTGCCGAAAGCCCGAACGCCCGTAATTTCATCGGCATAGATAGCCGCATCTTTCGGGAAGTGCGGCACCGAGATTGCCTCGAGACGCCGGTCGCCATCGGCCAACAGCGGGGCCGCGCTCCCCCGCTCAGCGCTATCGATCAATACCAGCCGGTCATTGGCAAGCTCAATCGCCGCAACTTTCTGGGTAATCCCCCGCCCCGGCCCGAACAGTTTCAGCCGCCCCACCCGGTCCCAGGTCGGGGCCATCTGGCGGATCGCGCGCGTCATCGGCACAACGCCGAAAGCGTCGCTTTCAAAAATATTCAGAATATCAGCCATTTTTTGCCATCCTTAAACTTGCGCGCGCACGCGAATGCCCAAGCGTTCCATCAGCGCCGCATCTTGCAGCGCCACTTCCGCCGGGGTGTTGATCGCGCTGTGCCGAACCACGGTTGCCGCGCCAACGGTTGCCGGGCCGCGCAGCAAGGCCACGGCCTCGATGACAGGCCCGGCCACGGGCATCGTACTATCGTCAGACTGCCGATAAATCAGCAGCCCCGCCTCTAGCTCGCGCCCATCCTCCGCTGTGGGATCGTGGGGAGCAAAGAGTTTGGTGGCCGAAACCTGCCCCAAAATCAGCCCCGCCGGGTAAGAATGCCCGCGCGTCAGCACCACCACTTCCCGGCAGTATTTCATGTCGGTTTCGTGGGCGATGCTCAACGCCACCGGCGTTTGATACAGGGTCTCAGCCATTGGTTTTTCCCCCGATTTTGTTGGCCGCGACGTAAGCGTCGATGCTCATGCCGGGGGCCTTACCGGCCTGCCCCTGGCCCGTCCCCGGCTGGGTCGGGTCGATATCGGCCCCGGATTGCGCCGATGCGCGGGCCGCGTGAAGATCGATCGAGGCTTGCTCGATGCTCTTGTCGGCTTTAATCAGCGCCGCCGCTTGTCCTGGCAGGCCGGCCAAATCGCAGACCGCGACAATGCCGCAGGCGCGGGTGCGCTCTTCGGCAATTCCGGCCTTACGGCCTTCTTCGCGCGCCGCCGCCACCTGCGCCGCCAAGCGCTCGGCAAGGCTTTGCGCGTCCGCCGGGGTGCCGCCAGCGGCAGCCCCGGCTTGGGGCAGAGCCCCCGCTGGTACACTCATTTGTTGCTTTCCTTCATTGGCTTTGGCGAGCACCCAGGCGCGTGCCTGGGCCATTCCGCCGATTTCATCGCAAAGGCCCGCCGCCACGGCATCGGCCCCCGTCAGGCAGCGCGCTTGCAGTGCCTGAATCTTGCCGGGGGTAATCCCCCGGTGCGTGGCTACAAGGGCCACAAACTCGCTATTGATCGCCGCTTGGTCGGCTTTGATTTCTAACCGATCCGCGTCATTCAGGGGTTCGACCGAATTAGGGCGAGCCTTACGCTCCCCTTCCCGAAAGACGGTTACGGTGACGCCTGCCTGATCGAGGGCGCGGCTGCGTTCGGCGTGGAACATAATCACGCCGATGGAGCCTAACCCCGCGTCCTTCGCCCCATAGATCCGATCCGCCGCACTGATAAGCGCATAGCCACCCGAATAAGCCTCAGGGTTCGCCACACCAACAATCGGCAACGGGCTTTCCCGCAGGCGCTCGGCACAGGAAAAACACCCTACCGCCGCCCCGCCCGGACTATCCACATCCAGCACCACGGCCCGCACATCGCCGCGTTGGGCAGCCCGCGCTTCGGCCCGCTCCAAAATATAAATCACGGCATCGTATGAGGTGGCCCAACTGTAATAGTAGAGCCCCCTCGGCAACAGCAACCCCCGCACCTGAATCGTCACGATCCCGTCGCGGTCGGGCACCCACGGGGGCGGGCCGTAGGGGTAATCCTCACCGTCATCGTCATAAACCGAAAGCTGCGCCGTCGCGCCCGCTGCGGCGAGCAACGTCGGCAGATCGATAAGCGCCGAATGTGCGCCCTCGTACAGCGCCAGCGCCTGCCCGCCGCTTAATCGCCAATCCATGTTTTTCTCCGTTACGCCGCGACGGCATAGCCCGAATACGGCAAGCCCAAGTCTTCGGCCCGCTTGCGGTCTGCCGCTTGTTCGGCGTCGATGGTTTCCACGTCCTCGCCCGAGGCCGCGACCACGCGGGCGCGGCTGGTGAGCCCGCCCTGAATGGCGAGCAGGGAGGCTTTAACGTCCTTCTCGGGATCAACCCATTCCCATGCGGGCGGCATCCACCGCGCCCGCCGCCACTTCCGAATATCGGGATCACGGGCAAACTCGCGCGGAAAATGCAGCAGCAGCGTAGAGCGGAGCCATTCCCGCCAGATCGGGCGGCAGAACTGGTGAATGATTACCTGATGCTGGAGCATTGAGGCTTGACGGCGAAATTCCAACAGCCCGGCGCGGATGCTGGAGTAATTCACCCCGGTCAGATCGCGCGAAAGCTGCTCGTAGGTTACGCCCATCCCGGCCGCGATTGAGCGAAGCTGCGAGCGCATGAAGCCCTCGTAACTCGAATCGTCTTTCGGTGCGGCGAAGGAAACCTGCTCCCCCGGTGCCAAAAACTGAATGGTGCCGGGCGAAAGTTCGGCAATCGCGCCGTTGGCATCCTGTCCCAGAGGCCCCAACATCCCATCGTTCTCGCCTTGGGGAGCGTTCGCCGTAACGAAGGCCGTAAACATCGCGGAGGTTTTTTTCCGCACCGTTTCCGCGCCATCATATTCGTCGATATCGCCCAGGCGCGCGAGCACCCAAGAGAGCCACGGAATACCCCGGCTCTGCCCCGGCCGCAGCGGATGGAACAAATGCACCACCTGATCGGCCGGAACCCGGCTCAGATCGTTCGCGGCCACGTCCCACGCCGTCGAACCAGGATGGGAGCGGTAAAGATGATAGGCCGCGCGCCGCCCGAGCGGGTCGAACTCGATCCCCGCCTTAATTTTATTGGCCCCATTCATCCCATTGTGATGAAACGGCAAATGCTCAGGTTCAATCAGTTCGACCTGATAGGGCACCTGCAACCCATCCTCGGGCCGTCGCAGCCGGTGCCGCGCCAGCACTTCGCCGCCTTCCAGCATCGCCCGCGTAGCGAGGGCCTGCTGCCCATACCAATCACAAACGCCTGCCGCGTCCGATTCCTCTGCCCAATCGTCGAATAACTCATGCAGAGCCTGACGAATGCCGGGATCGGGATGGGCGGACCGCAAAACGATCCCCGTCCCGACCGCGTTAGAAACGAAATGCTCAATCCCGCTTTTAGCAATCCCGTTCTGCGCCGCCGCTGCCCGGCTGCGGGCGCGTGTAATAACGCCGTGGCCGAACAGCCGGCTATCGGCGTCGTGATGCTCGGCACCCCAGCCGGTCGAACGATAGCTGCCGCTGGCGGCAGCCCAGGCCCCCGAATCCTCGGCATAATCGCCGGGCGCGCGGGCGCTGATACCGCCAACGGACGCGCCATAGGGTCGCCTCCCCGCCGGGACGCGGATGCGTTGGGTCACCGACATGGGGGAGCCTCATAAAGGTAAGATTAGAACCCGCGACGAGTAGCGACTCGCACTTGACGGACGATTCGCGCGGGTACCAGCGCCTGCTGCTTCTCATCGAACAGGCGCTTGATTTCCAAGAGTGAGCGATACTCGACCTTGCGGTCGGCATATTCGACCACGCGCACGCCGGAGAAATAGGCTTCGCGCAGAGCCGCCAGTTCGGCACGCTCGCGCGCTTCTTCCTCGGGCGTCATGATTGCAAAACCTCGGGCGGCTCCCGGCGCGGGTCGATCACAAACCGGATGCTGCCGCGCCTCATTGCCTCTTGGAATTCGACATATCGGGAATAATTCATGGCGCTGATATCGCCCGAT